ACAAGCATTACAAAGCGAATTGAAAGTTATCCGTGAGATGCAAAGCAACTATGACAAGTTGCGTAAGTCTGGCGTTTCCAATATGGATGCTATCGACCTTGCATCAAAGGGCTACGAGGCAACTATCATACGTATCAATCAAGTTCTGTCGAAATTCGGTATAGACAAGTTCAATGCCGCTAATTTCGCAGGAAAGGACGTGCGTAGTTTGTTGCAATCGTTAGAGGAACAACGGAAAGCCCTGTTAGCAAGCGGTAAGGTGAAAACATCGTCTTTGCAAGCATTGGACGTTGAAATACAAAAACTTACCGTTGACGCAAAGACCTATGACATGAAAAAGGTCACTGACGGTTTGAATAGTGAACTTGGAAAGATAAAGGACGAGTACGAGTTGGCTATCGAATTGGACGCAAATCCCGAATTGGGCGGTATTTTTGCCGACATGATGGGTATTGACGAGGAACAACTAAAGACGTTACCACGTACCTTTAATCAAGTCGTAGCACAATTGCAAGCAAGCATTGACAAGTTGTTTGCCGACAACAATATTGACGGTTCTTTCGACCTTACGCAAATGCTTGACAAGGGCGACTTTGACAAGTGGGTAGAGGAACGTGGCAATACGCTTGATGACACATTTGTTAAGGCATTAAACAATATACGTGAATATGCCAACAAAGTACGCCTTGACGAAACAAAGGAAACAACAAAGAATTGGTCACAACTTATTGACAAGTACGGCCAATTGCAATACAGGTTGGTTAAAATCGCCAATGATGCCACCAAGGAAATGAAGAATATCGTCAACAAGTTCGGCAATGACGAGCAAAAGAAACTTGCTCTTGATTTGGCCAACAAGATTTCCATTTCCCAAGACCCATCCGAAATAGCACGCTTGCAAGAACAATTGCGCCAATTGCTTAACCAAGTGACGCAAGGAAACGAGCAAGCCGTGAATATCAATGCTGCGGTTCAAAATCAACAAAACCAACAAACAAGCAAGGCTTATTGGGATGACTTTAAGAATAGCGACTATTACACAATGATGTTTGAGGATATGTCGCGTAATTCTACCCGTGCAATTCAACTTATCATTGACAAGATGAATGAGCTGAAAGACAAGGTTAAGGAAGACCCAGCGTCTATGAAAGCATTGTCAAAGTCTTTGCAAGATGCGCAAAAGGAACTTGAAAGCCGTAGTTCTACCGTAACTATTCTTGACGCATTAAAGGAAATGCGGACTGCATACGACGAGGTAGCGACGGCAAGAAAGAACCTTGCTGACGCAGACAAAGAGGTCGAGGGAAGGGAAATAGCATTAAAGAACGCACAAAGCGTTGGTGATGCAAAAGCAATTGCCGACGCTACCGAACGCTTACGTATTGCACGTGAACGTCAAAAGCAAGCAACACTTGATGCCGCTAACGCAGAAACAAAATACCGTGCCGCATCCAAGAAATTGCAAGGCTGTATGGAAACGCTTTCAAGCGAATTGCAAAACGTCCAAAGCATCTTTGGTGCGGTGGCAAAGTTGTTTGCTGCGGCAGGCGACGATGAAACTGCCGAGGCTATCAACGCCATAAGCGAAGGTTTCTCGATTATGACCACAATTATCATGGGTGTTGTGGCCGCTATGGAATTGCTTGAATCTACCGTGCCTTGGTTGTTGGCAGTCGCTGCAGCTTTGTCGGTTATCGTTGGCCTTGTTTCGTGGCTTAGTGGCAATGATGACAAACAGATAGAAAAGGACATCAAGAAATCCGAAATTGCCGTTAAACGCCTTGAAAATTCATATAAGAATTTGGAAAAGGCGGTAGAGGAGGCTTATGGTGCGTCGCAAATTGCAGCACGTAAGGCCGCAGTTGCAAACAAGGAATTGCAACTTGTGGAATTGCAACGCCAATTGCAACTTGAAAGGTCTAAATCAAGCAAAAAACGTGATGCAGGACGTATTGCCGACTTGGAAGGTCAAATCATCGACTTAAAGAACGAATTGAAAGATATGAGGAACGATATTACTAATTCTTTCCTTGGTATTTCAAGCGTTTCGGATGCCGTTAGTAGTATGATGGATGATATTGTAGATGCGCTGCGTAATGGCGAGGACGCTATGGGTAGTTTCAATGATAGCATCGACGATATGATAGCCAACATGATTAAACAAGTATTCTCGGCAAGAATACTCGGCCCGATGATTGAAAAAATTTGGAAAAACATTGACGACGAAATCCAAGCACGTGGTGAGGGATTGGATGATTGGTTGGTTGAAAAACAAACGGCACTTGACCACATTATGACCAATACAAATGACACTGGCGACGGATATTATTTCTTTAGGAATTCTCAAGGACGTTTGGCTTACGATAATAATGCTTGGATGGCTTCTTTGTCAGATGCTTACAAGGATTACGAAAGAATTACCTACGAAGAGTGGAAAGCCATGGTGCAAGACCAGATAAATCGAGCACAAGCGGGATTGAAAGATGCAACAACTCCAACAATGAACGATATTCGCCGATATGCAGGTGATTTGCGCGAGGTTTCGCCTGAACTTGAAGCATACATGGATGACCTTGAAGCAATCCTACGTGAAATGGGTCTTATCAAAGACGCAACAAGCGATGAGGCTCTTAGCAAGTTGCAACAAGGCATACAAGGCGTTACCGAAGATACCGCTGGTGCTATCGAGGCTTACATGAACATCGTAGCACAAAGGGTATTCGAGCAAAACCTTTACTTGCAAGAAATCCGCGACCATCTTAACAATTTCGACATTGATGTGCAATTGGGTACTTTGTCGCAAATGCTTTTGCAATTACAACAATCATACCAAGTGCAACAAAACATCGAGTCTATTTTGACAGGTGTGCTTAATCCAAGCGGACGCGCTATCGTCGTAGAACTTAACTCGTAAACACAATATGGCACAAGATTTATTCAATTATTATAAACACGCGCTTTCCAATGGTCTTTGTTCCGAATACAAAGGCCGTTGGAGGGCTTGCCATGACAACAAAGAACAATTGGTAAAGTTGGTTATGGCTCAACAAAGTTTGCCGCATTTCATTTATTATTGCTATAACGGCATGGGTCTTAGTAAGGAATACATACAAGAAACATTTGGCGATTATATCAATGGAAACGCGGTTATAAACGATGCCGACGGCGTGGACGGCTACACTTATTCGCTATACGTTGGATTTAAAGGCGATTTTAAGGCCGCTACGGACGTTTTGGCGCTCATGTGGTGTAGTAACACATCTTGCACCGTAAACATGGCTAAATCGCCCGTTATTTACGTTGGTGCTGGTTCGCATGTTCACTTGACGCTTGACGGGTACAATTGTCCGCACATCTATTTGTTTGATGATAGCAAGGTAAAGATTGACGATGCCGACGAGGATAGCAAGGTGGTGATATACAAATATTCGGATAAGGCGCAAGTTGAACTTGGAAAGTATTGCCTTGCCGATGTAAAAGTGTTTAACAAAGAATTACGTTTATAAAAAAGGATAAAAGAATATGGCAAATAAATCAAGTGGGCGTTATTACGCTAAAAATACTGAAAACGGTACTTTCGAGGATATTACCACGTTGTTTGACGGCGTGGCCGTGTTGAAAGTCGATGGTTTCAATGCAAAGGGAAAGCCTATTAATATTTTCACACAACAATGGCTGTCAAATCAAAAAGAAGATTTCTTAATTACCACACTGGACGATAACGACAACCCCATTGTGATTCGTGAGAACGTTGATTTGGAAATTACATTCATCGTTCGTCAGAAGTATGCCACAGGAACTATAGATGTTCAGACTGTACATGACAATTTCGTAGACTACATTACGGGTAGTGATGTATGGTTAAAGTCTTCCTATGTCGGCAACAAGTATGTGCATTGTGTTTGCTTGAAAGAATACAAGCCCTCGATGCAAAAGCTTGGTAGGGGTAGCGATTCATACATGATGGGTACTATTACCTTACATTGTCTTGACGCACCCACAACATAAGATTTCTCGGTTTAACATCTTTCTAAATTTCTT